AATCCTGTTATGTCTTGATTACCTGTAAGTGTGAGTAAAGATTGAGCACTGTTGTATGTAAGATTGGCATGGTCTACTAATTCTCCGTCTACTCCTGCAAAAACAATTCTACCCTCAGTTAATGAACTAAGTTTTAAACCTGCAAATCTATTATCAGTTCCTGATGTGTCAATATTAGCTGCATAAACCCATGCGGCTCTTATGTTTCCGTTTACTTCAAATTTTGCATCTGTTGCAAGATTTCCGCTTAATCCAACACCTATTTTACTATTTTGAACATCGATAAAAAGTAAGTCTGTTTCTATGCTTAAATTTTCGTTATTTCTTTCAAGATTAGATTCTAAAGAAGTACCTTTGATTTTACCAATACCAGTCAATGCCATATTCTTCCCTTTATACTAGATATTTATCGTTTTTTATTTGTCCATATTATGGATAGCTGTAACTTTTATTCCTGTAGCTACAGGTGATCCAAAAAATAAATATTTTCCAGATTTTTTTACAATACCAGGACCTGTACCTACAGTTGAAGGAGTAAATTCTGTGCCAATTGTGTTACTAGAAATGCCAAATTCTCCTATAAAATCAGCATCTGTATTGTCAAATATATAATATGTTTCACCAGGAATAATTTGAGTTATAGGTATTTCTTCGCCAATTCCTGTAACAGGATTAGTTTGTAATTCAAAATTTGTGTTTGGTATTTGGAAAATATTATCAACATAAACTACTATACTAAATTCATTTACTGGCACAGGATAATCTGCATCATTACTTAATACTGGACCAAAAACGTATTTAGAATTATCTCCTACACCTAAATCTTGATGATAAATTCCTGCATCACTAGGCTGTTTATATCCTACTTTTCTCCATGCAGCATCTTGGTAAAATTCAAATTCGTTCAAATCAGTGTTAAATCGCATTACACCAGAAGTTGGATTAGATGGTCGTTCTGCTGTTGTACCTTTAGCTATTAAAAGACTCTTTGAAGTGTCAAAAATAACTTCATTATCAATTGTGTATTTGATTCCTTTACCAGTTATAGATCTTAGATTAGTATTTTGTGCTTTGATTAATCTCATTATACTTCCAAATAGCTTATCGTTGCAGATAGATTAGGCGTATCTCCAGGATTAACAACATCTGCCATAAAATAAATATTATCACCTTGTGATAAAACAACTCTTTCACTATCAAAACTAAATGTTTCTTTTGGTTCAAGTTCTAGATTGTTAATTACTCTCGTTTTGTCATTATCGTAAGGTACGCCTTGCTCAACAAAATGTAAATCAAACATAGCTGTAACAGTTGCACTATTATTACAAACAATAATAGTAGTTATCGCAGTATTTGATGGTGCTCCTGTTACAGAATCAAATACATAAGTTGCCGTTGTATCTAACTCTAAATTTTTAATTGCCATATATATCCTTTTTAAAATAACATACCAAACAATAAGGCACGATTTTTGCTAACTATTTCATCTCTGTTGTTATCTTTATTAACAAAAAATAAACCTGTTTTACCGATGTCTTCGGTTTTACTATATAATTTAATACCTTCATTTGGAGCAAGTGGGTCTGTTGAATTAGTGTTTTCCCCCGGTGTTTCGTTAATTATTAAGCTATCATCTATTCTCACCGATGAATCACCTGGAGAACTTAAAATTAGATCAGTTTCTGTTTGTGATTTTATTGTGTTATTAGATATTACAACATCGTTTATAGTTACTGCAGTTAAACTAGCATTCATAACTTCTGTTCCATCTACAACAAAAGTTATATCACTTACAGATCCTGTTGTGCTAAAATCTCTAGCTTCAATGTTAGTATCTACATCTGATATTAAATTTGTTCCTTGTGCTGCTAATACGTATTCTACAAAATCTGCTACACCTTTTGCATTAGGTATAAGATCTGGATGTTTATAAGTTGTAGTTTCTCCTGTATCTTCATTATAGGCTTCTACTATTGCAGTCTTATCTTGATTGTAATTGTAGACATTATCTTCGTATGAATTGCTATCTTGAACTGAAATTGCTCCGTTACCGGTATTAAGATAAAGCGTTCCTTGAGAATGTATACTTTTTATTACAACAGGAGTATATCCAAGATCTTGTCTAGTAAATTCAAATGCACCTTGTAAATTCAATCCGTTCATTGTTACCATAGTTTGATCGTTCCACCAAAATCTTCCTTCAGGTGCTGTACCTCTAGCAACAGTTAATCCAGCTACATAATTTTTGCTTGCTGGAATACCATTGATAGCTGCATTGTCAGGATCATAATTTACAGTAATTACATTATCTATTAGATTTACATCGGTAGATGTAATATTAAAAGTACTACCACCTACTTCTAAATTTCCTTTTACTACAACATTACCACTTTGAGCTGTGCCTCTTGTTGTATCTAAGATAATATCTTGTCCAGGTTGTACTCTTAAAGAGTATCCACCATTTTCTACATTAACAATTTTTGACATTTTTTTATCCTATAAAGGAGGGAGTGACCCTCCTTATTAAATTAAGGGGCTGTGAAATCGTCTGCGTTAGTACCTGCAGCATCATCGCCAGCTTCTTCCATCTGTACTGCACCATCTTCTGTTGCAGGGTCAAGTGTATTTGCTTCGAAATTCCAGCGTTGTGTAACACCAGCTGCTGTAATTTTTCTACCAGCTATTTTTTCAACTGGATGCACTGCGCCTGGAGTATTAAGCACAGTTGAATCTAATTGCACTAAAATACCCATTTCAACAAATGTAGGATGATTTGTTGTAACACCATTGACTGTAACTTGGTGCATTGTAAATGCACTAGGTTTAGGCGTTAAAATAGCAATTTTTTCTTCATTTGCGGCATTGGTAACTTTAAATTTTTTAGATCCAAGTTGTTTTACTATCCAACCTGATGTATCTGCTGTTCCGTTATAATATCTTACTTTTATTTCTTTTCCACCAGCTGTCGGTGTACCAAAGAATTTTTTGTTAATTGGTCTTCCCATTTTTTTCTCCTTATTAGAAGTCCGATCCGGGTTCTAGCCGGTACGCTGTGGGGACAGCATAAGTCCACCTGTGTGGCACACTATCGTACAAAGTATTTATCAAGTTTTAGGCTTGTTTTGTTTTTGTTCTAACCATGCTTTTTTTGCCCAGTTTGGCAAATCTTTAAAGCGATAATTAGTTAAACCTATTTGTTCATTTTCGTCTTGGGTTTCTAATTCTCTGTGCATTGCTTACTCCTGTAATCTTTTATTGCTGCTTTTATTGCATCTTCTGCTAAAACTGAACAATGGATTTTTACTGGAGGTAGTGCTAATTCTTCTACTATTTCTGTATTTTTAATTTCAAAAGCTTCATTTATTGTCTTGCCCTTTACCCATTCTGTTGCTAAACTGCTACTTGCAATAGCCGATCCGCACCCAAACGTCTTGAACTTAGCATCAACAATTCTATCATTTTCTACACGAATTTGTAGTTTCATAACGTCACCGCATTCCGGTGCACCAACGAGTCCTGTACCAACATCTGCTGCTGATTTGTCTAAACTGCCAACATTTTTAGGATTATTATAATGTTCTAATACTGCATCTGTGTAAGCCATGGTTTTTTCTCCATAAAAAAAGGTTCTGTAAATAATAATATTTACAGAACCTAATTTATTTTTTTAACTGTATTGATTAGCTAAATGATACACCGGAAGCAATTTCCACTGATCCTAAATAATCAGCAGCATTACCAAGAGATGAAGCTGTATTTGTTAATTCTACATATCCATATCTTGTCATAAAACTTACAGTTGGCTCAAATGTAGCTGGGTCCAGTACTGTTCCGCTGCTCATCAACGGAATGTATGGGCAGTAGAATGCCGCAGCATCACTTTCATTTGATCCTTTATAACCAATAAGAACTGGCTTGTCGTCACCAGCATATGTATCTACATATACTTTCATAGCATTATTCAATGTACCTACGAATTTTGTATTTGTAGGTGCTTCAAATGTACCTTCTGTTGTTCGAGCAAATGCAGAAGTTGTTGCACTTTGAAGAACTGTTAATGCAAGTGGACTTACAACAGCCCAGTTACCTGCGCCTCTTCGTGTTCTTTGTGCAATCAAATTCGCTACTCTGTTAATTTGAACTGCTAATGCAGCATGTTCATCACCTACAAACGTAGCTGTTCCTGATACTGCAGCTTGGTTGAAGGTTTCTGTAGCTGCTCCAGCTAAACTTCGCAAACTGGTTAACACTTCTTGATCAATCTCAGCTGTAATTTCTTGAGCAAGTGCTGCCATAATTTCAGCTTCTACATCAATTCCGTGCATTGATTGAGCATCTTGAGCAGCTTCAAAAGTCCATCTTGCACTTAGCTTTCTGGTTTTTGCTTCTACAGTTTGCTTCAAGATTTGAATTGACATCTTGTTGCCAGGCTGTGCTTCAAGAACTGCTGTGTTTGCAGCTTTTGCTGTTGATGCATTACCTGAATAAGCTTGTGCAATAAAATAAGGACTGAATGCTTCGTCACCGGCTGCAACATTGCTTGAATTTTGTGGTGTGCCAGTTTGAGCTTGGGCATATCGTACACGAAGTGTATGAATTTGTCCTACAGGTCCTGTCATTGGTTGTACACCAACGATTTCATTTGCAATAACAGTTGGCATAACCCTTCTAATTACTGGTAAAATTACTCTGTTAAGTGTAGCAATATTTCCTGCGGATGTTGATCCAGCAGTAGCTGTTTCCATCAAATACTTTCGTGTATTTTCTAAAGTCGTCGCCATAACGCTTTTTTTAGTGCCTTGTAGGCCTTCTAGAAGTGCAGTTCTAGTATCCTGCCAGCGACTTTCTAATAATTCTGACATTTTAATTTTCTCCTTAATTAAGTCCTGCAAGTCTGCGAATGTCGATGACATTATCCCTTGCACCTGATTTTTTTATGTCTTCTTTTTTGTTGCCTGTGATTTCTTTGCCTTCTGTAATAATTGCCTTTTGTTGTGGTTTTTTATTATCAATTACTGTTGGTAAATATCTGTCAAAAGATGTTTTTAGTCTATCTGTTTGAACACTTTCTAACAAATCCATCATAATTTCTTTCTGTGATTTGTTTAAAGGATCTATAAGTTCAGATATAATTTGTTGTCTTTTAGCAGATTCAGCTAATTGTTTTATTTGTGTGTCTTTTTTGCTAACTACCGTTTTTTGTCCTGCAATTACTTTCTTAGCTTCAGCAAGTTGTTTGTCCTTAATGTTAAGAATTTTTAACAATTTTGCTGATTCAGATTTTTTATTTAAGTAACTGCTGTTGTATTCAGTAGCGAAAGCTTCAAAGATTTTTCTTCCAAAGTCATGCTTTCTTGCAGAATCAATGTCTTCTTTCAACTGAGTAATTTCTTTGGTAAGAACTTTTTCAATCAAATTAGTCATCTTCTTGCTACTTTCCTCTAAGAATCTAGTTTTAATTAAACCAAATTTAGATTTAGCTTCTTTTACAAGCTTAACTTTTGTAGTTGCTAAATCTTGCTTGTCAGTTTGGAATTCTGCAATTTCTTTTGCAAGACTATCAACAATAAATTCTTCTAGCATTCTGAATTTTGTTGCCATTGATTTTTGATCGTCATGTAACTCTTTAACTTCTTTAACTAAAGATTGAGATACAAAATGTCTAAGTAAATCTGCATTTTCTTTCATAGCAATTGTATACTTGGCTTTTGCTTCGATAAGTTGTTTGCGATCTTCAGCTAATTCTACCATCTCAGCTTCTAGTTTTTCGCTTACCATCTTATCAACTGCTTCAACCATAATACTTTTATCATGCTCGTATTTTTGTGCAAATTCTTCTCTTAGTTGCGATGTAACTTGAAGACGATTTTCTTTTATCTTCGCATTCCATGCTTCTTCAATCTCTTGGCGCACATCTTCAGAAAGTACATTATTCTCAAAAAGTGTGTTTAGTGCATCCAACATTATTATTCTCCTATTATTGGAGTCGATTGATCATATTGATCAACGATTCTTTAAGATATTTTTGTGCCTTTACGTCGTTTTTTGTTGCCTGTGCTAATTTGTATGCCTTGTAACCACCTCGTGTATTCATAAGATGTTCGTAAATTGGTGTAGGATAAGCTCCAGGTGCGCTAGGCTGAGCTACTACATCAACTGTAATGATTTCAAAATCGCTTACATGTCCATTTCCGTCTTCTGAAACATTGCCGGATCCTCTGCTAGATACACCTAATTTTACACCATTTTCTAGCATTGTTCTAACCAGTTGCCCCATAGGCGTTGGAAGGATTTTCATTTTTCCGTAGCCATTTGGACCGTCCATCCATACTTCAGTTATCATATGGCTGACTCGGTCCAAATTTACAGTAAGGCCTTCTGGATGATCTACTTCGCCGAGAACACTGTATCCACCTTGTATTTGCTCGCTGAGAGTTTTGACAGCCCTGCCAATTTCGTTTACAGGATAAACACGCTGATTGGCATTACGAACTCCTCCTTGTATACAAATTCCTTTCATATACAAATCTTTTCCTTCGTTAGCATTCTCAACGATAACTTGGGCCTGATCAAAGGTTAAGTGCTCTCTAAGTAAATCCATTTCTGTTCCTTATTTGGCTCTATTTGGGGCACCATTAATTACTGGTCCCGCACTTTTGTCAGCAGTTTCTGGTTTGCTTTTTCTTTCAGCACCATGTCCTGCAGACTGTGGCTTTAAAGCTGGAGCTTTTTTATTTCCAGGTACGTTTACATTTCCAGTATTCATATCTTTTGGATTTTGGTCACTTACAGGATTTCCGTGTAAATTTCCTTTTCCTGCTTCTACGCCATTTTCAGTAGTACCACTTACAATGTTAGCACTTGTACCACCCATATCATTTTTTCCAGCTACTACAGATTTTGAATTCGCTCCATTATCACCCATTTTACCAAATTGATGATATTGCTCTCCGCCAATCTTGTTAACATATTCTCTCATTAATTCAGCTGAACTCATATTTTCTTTTGACTCATAACTAAAATTTTCTTCTGGCATTTCTTCGTCATCCATATCCATGTCGCCTTCTTCGTCGTCCATATCCATGTCGCCTTCTTCGTCGTCCATATCCATGTCGCCTTCTTCGTCGTCCATATCCATGTCGCCCATATCTTGATCTGCCATTAGTTCTTCAAATTCTGCTTTAAGATCGGCTAATTCTGCTTCTAGATCTTTTATGTCGTCTTGTGTAACAGGCTCGTCTCCGCCCATGTCAGCATCCATATCCATGTCGCCTTCTTCGTCGTCCATATCCATTTCCATGTCATCAGTTGGATCTCCACCCATTGCATCCATGTCCATTTCTGGTTCACCTTCAACTTCAAATTCATCTAAATTAAAGTTTTCGTCAACTTCTTCATCATCTGACTCATCTACTTCTTCATCATCTGACTCATCTACTTCTTCATCATCTTCTTTTGATTCGTCTAATTCGTCATCATCTGACTCATCTACTTCTTCATCATCTGACTCATCTACTTCTTCATCATCTGACTCATCTACTTCTTCAGCAAGGATATTTTCATAAATTTGTCTTGATTTTTCTACTACAATATCATGAAATAATTCTTCTGCTTTTGCATTGTCTTCGTTTACTAAATATTCAAGCATTTGTTGAAATTTGTCTTTAGATTCAACAATTTTTTTCCTTGGTGTTTTTGCTGTTTCTTTAACAGTTTTTTTGGTTTTTCTTTGCGCCATTATTTTCTCCTATAATTTTTTACCAAATGGTAAGGCTGTCATAATATTATTTACATAAAAATTAAAAAAAAGCTTTAAAAAGGTATTTTTTTATGGTTTTTTATATATTAAACCATTT